CCCGCTAAAGGCGCTGAGAAGCCTGTTGGTAAGAAAGAGGATATGAAGGCTAAGATGGATCGTTTACGTGCCAGGAAGGGCAAGTGAGGCACTGATGGGAGCCCCTAATAAACAAACTTCTGGTCCCGAAGGGAAAAGGGATACTCCCGGGAAGGAAGCTATGTTGGAAGCAATGAAACGTCAACAAATGAATGACATGGTAAATCAATCTCAACGGATGCAACAACAACCATCTTCTGAGTACTTTCCTAGTACCCAAGGACGGCAAGTAATGAATCAACCTGTACCAGAACAAGAGTTTAAAACTCCTGCTAAAGGAGGAATTGCTATGGGACCAGGAAGGTCAGGTCGGTTTTCTGATGAAGAAGCAGCTGATCTTTTACGTCGTACCGAAAGATAAATGGCTACAAAACGTATGCCACCAGAAGTTTTAGAAATCTTTAAAAATAAAGAAGCTAAAAAACAAGATGGCTCTACCATGAACGATAAAGAAAAACGTAAAGCAGCTTTAGAAAAAGCACGTAAGTATAAACAACAAAAGACCGGATCTTAAGCTATATTTGATCTAGTTGATTTTCTGTAATGCCTTCTTATTTACATTTAGCCTATAGGCGAAATGCAAGAGCAGCAGCAAGAAATCATACTCTTAAACCAACTAATAATTTAGAGCTTGTAACAAGAGCACGAGAAGATTTTGGATTCTTTTGTGAGTATGTAGCAAATAAACCACCTGCTGCACATCATAAAGATTGGCACAGACAGTTCATTACTGATATCGATAGCAATTGTTTATTACGAATAGCAGGAGCTAATATCGATCTATTAGGTCCTCGCGGGAGTGCAAAATCAACGGTTTTAGGTTTGTTTACTGCATGGGCTATTGGTATACATACCAGGGCTAAAAAACCTTTACAAATTCTTTATCTTTCATATACTGTTGAAATCGCACGTCCTAAATCTGCTTCTATTAAACGTATTATTGAAAGTCGTAAATATCAAGAGGTTTTTCCTACCGTACGTCTACTAAAGAATGTCACCAGTAATGAGTACTGGTCAATAGATCATAAGTTTGCTGGCATCGATGGTATCGGTGATGAGATGTTTACCTTATGTGCGGCAGGTTTAAAAGGTTCAGTGACATCTAAACGAGCACATCTAGTATTGATTGATGACTGTATAAAAAGTGCATCTGATATTGCTAATGCAGATATCCGTAAATCAATGCAAGAAAATTGGAATGCTGTTATCGCACCAACTATGTTTGAAGGAGGACGTGCTATCTGCCTTGGGACTAGATTTAGACATGACGATATTCATGCAACAACATTCACTGAACAAAATAATTGGCAACAGATTGTTTTATCTGCAATACATACAGATCCAAAAACAGGTGACGAGCTTTCTTATTGGCCTGAAATGTGGTCCTTAGATTACTTAAAAGAAAAGAAACGGCAAGCTCCAGTTGCATTCTCTTTTCAATATATGAATCAAATCGTAAGACAAGGAGAACTTTCCTTGGCACCAGAGCTAATCGTTAAAGCAGAAATTGCAACCGAATTTGATACCCTTGGGATTGGTGTTGATTTATCAGCAGGGATAAAAGAAAAGAATGATTACACCGTAATGGTACTAGGGGGACGTATTGATGATCGTATACATATCATTGATTATCGCCGGATACGTGCCATGGGAAATCTAGAAAAATTAGATGCAATGAAAGAATTGCTTAATGATTGGTCGATTATTGGTAAAGATGAAAGCAATAATTATTTCCCTACCTATTCCAATTGTGATATTTGGTCTGAAGCTGTTCAATATCAAGCTTCCTTAGAAGCAGATTTTAAACGGATCTGTATTAATGACGAAGGTCTCCACAACTTGATTTGGCATCCCGTCAAAGGTTTCCGTGCAGATAAGTTGGCACGGTTTAGAGGTATTATAGGGATGTTTGAAGAACGTAAAATAATCTTTAATCGGTACAGGAACTTCACTAATCTCTTTGAGGAACTCACTAATTTCGGTGTAAGTAGCCATGATGATTGTGTTGATGCGTTGGTGTGGTTGGTTACTGGACTTGCGAAAAAAGGTAAGCTGCAGTTTGATTACTAACCCCTATAATGGTAACAGAAAGAGGTACTAATTTCTTGGGACCAGATTACCTGCTAGTCATTGTTGGTTTTATGGTGCCCTTGTGTACAGGCGGAGGATGGGCAGTAAATAAATTGTTTAGCCGCTTTCATGAACGTATCAATCGTTTAGAAAACCAAATGGATTCCGTTGATAGCAACATCAACTCGATGTATCACAGGCTACCAATAGAATATGTTTTAAAAGTAGATTTCTTAAGAGAGATGCAGCAAATGCAAGATAATTTTAAACTAATTAACAGTAAGCTTGATAAACTAATTGAGAAACAGTAAACACCATGGATTACACAATCGAGATTCAAGAAGATGACAAAGGTGATTTCTTTATTACTCTTCCAGAAGATGTAATAGAAGAACTAGGTTGGGAAGAAGGAGATATCCTTGAATGGAATCTAAAAGGCCCTGGAGTAACCTTGTCAAAACTTAACGATTCTTCTGGATATGATGTGATAGAAGAGTAAAGGTTGGTAGAATAAACAAAACTGATATTAAATAAATGCAAAGGCCAATAGGCGGGTATGATAATATCCCCGGTGCACCAGATAATCGAATTGGCAGGTTATTTGCAGGTAACGCCTTCAGTCCTGGGACGGAAGAAATGTCACTTGCACAAAATCAGGGTCCTAGTTCACCTATTAAATATTATCCTGATGCAGGACAATATATGCTTAACACGGGAGCAGGCCGCCCTGGTGAAATTCGCTTAAAGAATCCTCCTGACTTCTTAAAGAATCCTCCTAAGGCACCTATGGCTTTTGGCGGAGGTGCTCCTGGTATGTTCTTAGCCCAGGCTTTTCCAGGAGGACAAGGTATAGGTAATGTTGGTGGGATGCTAGGAGAAGCTCCAGATGATCTGACAGGATTTGCTAATTTACTTGAATCAATGCAAAATAGCCAGGGAGAAAAAGATAGAAGAAGTCTTGAAAATTATGGAAGAAATCTTGGAAATTATTAGTAATGAATCCGTTTCAAGAATTATTAAATACCTTAAATGCGCCTAAGATACTTGGTGCCTTACCCCAGCTAACTGGGGTGATACCATCTCCGACTCATTTAAAACATTCTTCAACTGCAGCTAATTTATTTGGTGCTTTTACAGGTGGCCCTTTACAGTTAAATGATGTAAATAATACGGGCAGGGCAACTATTGATCCCTTGGGAGGAGGGATGAATTTGTCTTTTGGAAATGGCTTTGGTGTAGATGTAAATGCAAGAAATAAAGAAATCGGTTTACAGACTCCAATTGGTGCCTTAAGTGGTAATTTTACTAAGGATAATCCAGGAGCAAAGGTAGCTTTTCCTTTGGGACAAACTGCTGATGCTGAAGCTGGTTATGATCGTGCACAAGGAGTATTTGGTAAAATTAAGTTTAATATCCCGTTTGGTGGTAATCAACAATTCCCCAGCGGACGCTTACCCCTAGCTTCTTTACCTTCAGGGCAACCACCAGAAGTCACCCGTCCACCTTCCACAGGTAGATTTCTCTCTGGTGATATACCTATACATCTTCTTCCAAGGGGAGTATCGTCTGATCCTGACCAGGACTTTTTAGAGTCATATATTAATAAACGCCGGTAAATATCCTAAACTTTCACTAAAGATGCTAAGATTTAACTACATGACAGTATTTAAATAAAACGTGGACGCAACTGCAAGACTTAAGGAAATTGTTGACTCCTATCTTGAGAAAGACGGTAGCTCAAATATTGACACAGGTATTGTTGCATCCCATGTAGCTCAAATGAAACTTTTTGGTATCCGCCAAGGAGTTGAATTTTTTCCAGGACAAGATAACTTTGGTAATCAACGTAAAGATTTTATTGATCGCGTATTAAAATATAATAGATTAGATACGAGACTAGATTCGATTTGGGAATATTTCTTATGTGATGGGCAAGGTTTATTTTATATCCGTCCTACTGAAACCAATTATAGATTATATTTCTTTCGTCAACAAGAATATCGTTCTTATTACGGAATCGATGGTGATCTAGAAGAAGTTGTTATTATCTATAGTTATAAAGTACGTCAAGGTACAGGTTTTAACGATGGGATTAACATTGCTAATATATCAGGTACTGCATTCTCTGGTACGCAGGGAGCTAAACGTTATATTCGTTTATCTATTAAAGCAGATGTAATTGAAGAAACACATAGCGAAGGAGAGATGTCATTTGAAATGCCTAACTATACAGTGTTAGGTCGTACGCAAACATTTAAAAATACCCTCGGATTTATACCCTGTGTTGAAATCTTTAATAATCCTAAAGGTTTTTCCAATGAGGGAGTTGGTGAATTTGATTCGTTAGCTAATCATATCGTTACACATGATGGCATGGTTCGTACCATGCGTAAAAATATTCAATTCTTTGGTAGCCCCACACTATTATCATCTAGACCTAAAACTGATCTAATAGAATCAGGGTCTGATTCAACATTACAACGTCCCTCTATCGCAGCAAATTCTGGGTTTACTGGGATGGGACCCTTAAGCCAATCTCGGTTTAAATCAGATCCTCTTACCAGAGGTGTTGATGGTGAAATTCGTGTGCCAAGAATTATTGCTAACTTAGAACCAAACGATAGAGTTGGTTATATTGTTCCAGATGCTATAACAGGAGATCAAAATAGTTTTACTCGTCAATATCGAGAAGAAATACGTACTGCACTTGGTGGTGTAGACGAACTTTCAATATCTGCGGGTATTACTGCAACAGAATATAAATCATTATTTGGTCGTGTATCTGCTACATCAAAGAAAAAAGCAAATGCAATATATACTTACGGTATCTGTCGTTGTTTAGAATTAATCATTTATCAAGAAGAACGTTTATTCCGTGAAACATTAGCTGCTGCAACGGGTATTGAAAAACCAATGGCACCTAGCTCAGAAGCTTCTAAAGAAGATCGTGATTTATATGAGGTTGCAATAAAAGGATTTGAAGAAAAAATAAAACAAATTATGAAAGCATGTGTAGAAACACAATTTATCCCCCCCGGTACTCTTGGATTGATCCCAGATGGGGATATAACTATGCTTTGGAGGTGGTTAGGACCTGTATACGAAGATTCTACACAGGATATACTTAATAATTCTATCGTGGTACGTAACCTCCAAGAATTAGGTGTTGATAGTATTGAAGCACTGAAGTACCTCTTCCCGTCAAAAACGGATGAGGAGCGGGC